GCGAAAACGTGCAGATGACTTACGCCACCGAACCAACCGCACCGGAATGGGAAACATTAGGGAAAATGCGAGTGTATCTAGGGGAAATTGATGAAAGCAATTTAATTTTCAAAGGCGGTGAATAATGGCAACGGTGGAAGAAGTCCAAGCGAAACTAACCGCACTGATTAATAATCTCTCACCGCAAGCCCGCCGCCAGTTGGCCCGAAACATTGGGCAAGCTTTACGAAAAAATCAACAAGCCCGCATCGCACGTCAAGAAAACCCAGACGGTACAGCATTTGAGCCAAGAAAACCAAGAAAAGAATTTGGCAAAAAGAAAGGCAGAATTAAGCGAAAAGCCATGTTTGCGAAGTTGAGAACGGCAAAACATTTAAAAATAAAAAGCAATGCCAATGAAGTATCAATCGGATTTACTTCATCCAGTGCTGCAATCGCGAAGATTCATCAATACGGCTTAATGAGCAGTCCTTCAAAAACAAAAGATTTCAAAGTGCGGTATGCACAGCGTGAATTGTTAGGCTTTAGCCAAAGCGATTTAGACATTATCGAAGATTTAGTCATTGAACAATTAAGTATTTAAACAGCGAGCTTATATGAATGATTTACAACTATCAGTCTTATTAAATGGTATTGATAAAATGTCTGCACCATTAAAGAGTGCAAGCAAAAGCGTGTCAGAACTTTCAAAAAAACTGAAAGAGAATAAAGCCGTTCGCGCACAATTAAGCAAGCAGGAGCGTGAAAACGAAACAGCAATCAAGAAATATGCGGCAACGATCAACCCATTAAAAAACAAACTAACCGCACTCAATAATGAAGTGGAAAAAGCAAAGCAAAAAGCCGCTTCATATTCTCAATACTTGAAAAATACAAAGCACCCAACGGAAGGATTAAGAAAAGAGGTTGAAAAGGCAAGAAATGCAGTAAAACAACTTAAGCAGGAACAAGTATCTGCATCAAATGAATTACAAAAAGCAAAATTAGCCTTATCTAGCGCAGGAATTTCAGCGGATAAACTAGCAAAAAATCAGAAAAATTTACAAAAAGACACTAAAGCCGCAACAGATCAAATCAAACGTCAAGAAGATGCATTAAAAAAATTAAACGCTAGACAAGCAGCTTATAACCGATATAGAGGGAAAGTCGAAAGTCTAAAAAATATAAATAGTAAAGTGCAAATTTTGGGAGCTCAATCACTTGCAGCAGGGGCAACCATTACTGCACCTTTGGTTGGTTCCGTGCGTGATTTTATGAGCTTTGAAGATGCCATGGTTGGCGTGGCAAGACAAGTGCAAGGCTTGAAAGATGATGCGGGTAATTTCACACCTGAATTTGAAAAGTGGAAAATGAATATTCAGGATTTATCAAGAGAATTGCCGCTCACTACCGTGCAAATTGCCAACATGATTGAAAGTGCGGCAAGAATGGATGTGCCAAAAGAACAGCTTGCCGAATTTGTGCGATTAAATACACAAATGGCAACGGCATTTGATGCGGCTAATCCGGATGAGCTTGTCGAACAATACGGCAAAGTAACAAAAAACTTTAAACTATCTGCACAAGCATCACGAGAACTGGCTGATGCCATTAACTATCTTGATGATAACGCTATTTCTAAAGGTACAGAAATCATCGGATTTATGAACAGAGTGTCGGGGATTTCTGGCATCGCCAATATTAGCGAAAAGAACATGTCGGCTTTAGGGTCAACCTTGCAAACTGCAGGGGCGGCAGAAGAACAATCTGCGACAGCCGTCAATGCTATTTTCACTCGCTTGTCACAAGCAAGCAAGAAAAAGCCCGTTAAAAACGGATTGGCGGCGTTAGGATTAAGTGCAAATGCCGTTGAATTAGGTATGGTTAAAGATGCGCAAGGCACGATTTTTAAAATAGTGGACGCACTCAAAAAACTGCCTGAATCAAAACGACTAGGCACCATTGCCGATTTAGTCGGCACGGAGCATACAAAAACACTCGCATTGTTAGTCTCAAATACAGAAGAATGGCGCAGACAAATTGAACTGGCAAATAGCGAAGCGGCAAAAGGCTCAATGGGGCGTGAATTTGACACAAGAATGAAAGCCTTGTCGTCTAAATGGGGCATTTTTAAAAATAGATTATTCAATCTCAATTCTGTCATTGGGGGAACACTCGCGCCAACGCTTGAACGCTTAATGGATAAAATCGGCGGCGTAATTGATCGAATTAAAAATTGGATTATTGAAAATCCAAAACTCACATCAAACATTGTGATGATTGCGGGAGCAATCGGCGGAGCATTGACGATTTTTGGGGCATTAAGCACGGTTTTAAGCTTTGTCTTATACCCTATCGCACGGTTAGGCTTGGCATTAGCAAATTTAGGCGTGCTATTGCCAAGAATTGGCGGCGCAATCGTTCGTGGGTTATTGTCACCGCTTAAATTTGTGGGGCTTGCATTATCCCCTATCGGCGCAGTTATCATTGCGGCAGGTATTGCCATCTTTAAATATTGGCAGCCGATTAGCTCATTCTTTAGTGGATTTTTAAGCGGATTACAATCAGGATTACAACCAGTCATAGACAAATTCAAGCCGCTTGTTGGCTGGATTGAAAGTGCTTTTAATTGGTTCACTAACCTACTTTCACCCGTGCAAAGCACAAAAGAATATTTTAATTCTGCAGCAAGTGCAGGGGAAGAATTCGGGAAAAGACTTTCAATGGCTGTTGATTGGGTATCATCATCACTGGAAAAAGTAAAAAATGGCATTAAGTGGGTGCTTGATAATATGCCAACACTTGAAGGTATTGGGAAAACAATCGACGCGGCAAAACAAAAAGTGTCAAATGCCACAGCTAATGCCATGAATAACAGTGCTGCAGGAAACTATTTCATGACAGGTGCAGGGCTAGACGTGCCAAATGTAAATAGATGGTCAGGCGGTTACGCGGGAAATGGCGGAAAATATGAACCTAAAGGCATTTTTCACGGTGGCGAATACATCATGACCAAAGAAGCCACAAACCGTCTAGGCATCGCCACGCTGAACGCCTTAAATTACGGGAAACAAGCCTTAATTGCGGGCGGGTTAGGTATCGGACTTGCCACAGCCGCACCAATTCAGGTGGATAACAGACCGCCAATTTCCGCACGTCCAAGCATCAGCCAAACCATGCAACCAATGGCGGTCAATATCACCATTAATGCACAAGCAGGGCAAAATGAACGACAAATCGCCCAACTTGTTGCCGCCGAGCTTGAAAGAATCAACCGACAACAACAAGCAAGGGCAAGAAGTGAATGACAGATCGGGCATAAAAAATAAAAGGGCGAAAGCCCTTTTTTGTTGTTATTGTAAACAGAAGTGCTAGGATCTGTGAAAAATAGGAGGGTATCAATGAACAAAAATGCACCTTTTATTCGTGAAATAATTGACCGCACATCGCAAATAAAAGGCGAACGTGTGAAGGGTGACAATGCCAAAGAAATCAAGGCAAATGTTCAAACCATTTTAAAAGCGCAACTTAGAGCCACACAATTAAATGCTAGAACGCAAACATATTAAATTTGTCGAAATCCATCATCTTTTTACGCAAATCAGTCTTGCATTGGGATTTACAGAACATGATATTGATAAACATTCGACTAATCTCGCTGAATTAATTGCATTATGGCAGCAACAAAAATTTGTTGAAGTTTATGTTGAAAATAAAGACCGTCTATTCGGACGTGCAAAAGACAGCAGTTTAGCCTATGGTGCGTCGCCTTATTATATTGGTTTATATCACGCTAGATTAAGTTATGAAGAAAATGATCCTCTTGTGGTGCTGACATTTAATTATGAAGATAACCCAGAACAAACCACAGTGTCGGTTCGTTTTATGGTTGATCACGATACCTTATTCGGGACAAAAGAAGAAAAATTCATTCAACAACGAATGAAAGATATTCGTAAACGTATTGATGATTTTATTCAATTAGGTAATAAAAAATAAAAGGGCTTTCGCCCTTTTTTGTTACCCCGCCTTTCACACTTCCCNTGCGATCAGGCACAACAAAAACATGGTCGCCGCCAACACAAGGCGAACAATGCGTCATCTTGGCTGCAAGTGGTGAACTGACAACAGCGTGCATCATCACAGGGCTTTACACTCAAAACAGTCCAAGCCATTCAGCCGATGAACACGTGATCGAATTTGCCGATGGCGCAAAAATCACCTACAACCAAGCAAACGGCGATTTGGTTGTGACAGGAATAAAAACCGCCAATATCAAAGCCGCCAATCAAATCAATATTGACTGCCCCACTATCAACATAAAAGGCAATGTGAATATTGACGGGAATTTATCTACAACAGGCACAACCACAAGCAAGGGCGCAATTAGCACACAAGGGGAAATTTCAGCAAAAGGCGACATTAAAGGCGGAAATATTAGCTTACAAAGCCACGTCCACATTGCACAAGGCGAAAAAGCACGAACAAGTCAGGCAACTACATAATGAATCGATTTACAGGCGAAAAAATAACAACCGAAACGGAACACATCAAGCAGTCAATCGCAGACATTTTATTGACGCCAATCGGATCACGCTTACAACGCCGAGATTATGGCAGCCGTATTCCAGAACTGATTGACAGACCAATGAACCACGCTTTGTTGCTCCAACTTGCCGCAAGTGCGGTGATGGCATTGCACAAATGGGAACCACGCGTGACGATTAGCCAATTTAAACCACAACTTACAGAAAACGGCATCACTTGCACTATTGTTGGCAGAACAAGAAATCAAAATAACGTCATCAATTATGATGATGTATGGCTAGGCGGTAAAAATGAGCGAATTAGTTGATTTATCTAAACTTCCCGCTCCTGACGTGTTGGAAGTCTTGAACTATGAAGAACTGTTATCACAAAGAAAAGAAAAATTTATATCTCTTTATCCAGAAAGTGAGCAAGACTTCTGGCGAGAAAGATTGCAACTAGAAAGCGAGCCAATCGTGAAGTTACTTGAAGAAAACTGTTATTTGCAGATTCTAGAGCGACAACGCATAAATGATGCAGCAAAAGCAACAATGCTTGCTTATGCAACAGGTAGTGATTTAGACGTTATCGCAGCAAATTTCAATGTTAAAAGATTGGTTGTGCAAGCAGAAAACAATAATGTTATTCCGCCACTTAAAGAAATCAAAGAATCAGACGATGATTTAAGGACTCGCGTGCAACTGGCATTTGAAGCACTTTCAAGCGCGGGTCCGCGCAAAGCTTATACGTTCTACGCACTATCATCACATGGCGGAATTGCCGATGTGTCGGTGGTATCTCCAAAACCCGCACATGTGACAGTCACAGTGCAATCACATGACAACCATGGCATACCAACACAAGAAATGATTAATGCGGTAAAAATCGCATTAAATGATGAAGATGTAAGACCAATCGCAGACCGCGTAACCGTGCAAGCGGTTGAAGTTTTTGAATATCAAGTTAATGCCAAATTGCATTTATTCCGTGGTCCGCAAACAGAACCCATTTTGAAAGCCGCAAGAGATAACTTGCAACGTTATACGCAGCGGACAAAAAGAATTGGGAAAGACATTACACGATCTGGAATCTATGCAGCTTTGCATGTGGAAGGCGTCCAAAACGTTGAAATTTTATCGCCTGAAACTGACTTAATCTTAAATGATGCGCAATCAGCTTATTGTACACAATCGACAATAGAGACGGTGATCAGCGATGAATACAGCTAATCATTTGTTGCCAGTTGGCGCAAGCCAATTAGAAAAACGAGCGGCAGAATGCTTACAGGAAGCAGTCACAAATAACATCCAAATAGCGGAATTAATTGACGCAAAGAAATGCCCTGTCAATCTTTTGCCATATTTGGCTTGGGCCTTTTCCGTTGACAGGTGGGAAGAATACTGGCCAGAGAACATTAAACGAAAAGCCATTGAAGATGCATTTTCGTTGCATCAAAAAAAAGGCACGGTTTCAGCTGTGCGAAAAATTGTTGAAACACTAGGCTATAAATTTGAAATCAGAGAATGGTTCAACGAAAAAAGAGAACGCACAGCGGGAACATTCAGATTGTTTGTCGAATTAAAAGACAAAGGGTTTTCAAATGAAATGTACGAAGAATTAATAAGACTGATTGAAGATACAAAGCCAGTATCTAGACAAATGACAGAGTTAGCCATTGCATCAACCCAAAAAGGAAGAATCAATGTTTTTAGCGCACCGCAAAGCGGTGATATTACCACAATTTATCCGAGATAAGTCATGACACAGTATTACTCACAATTAACCAATTACGGCGAAAAATATATTGCAGCACAAATTGGAGCAGGAAAACCGATTAATCTGGCAACAATGGCAGTTGGCGATGGAAACGGACAAAACACCACACCTACGGCAACACAAACAGCACTTGTGCATGAAGTTTATCGCGCAAACACAACAGACGTTGTAGTTGATGCCGAAAATCCAAATCAGGTAATTTGCGAGTTTTTGATTCCTGAAAACGTTGGCGATTTCTGGGTAAGAGAAATCGGCATATTTGATGAAAAAGGAAAATTAGTCGCTGTCGCAAATACACCTGAAAACTATAAGCCTGTGTTAAAAAGCGGAAGTGGGAAGGTCCAATATTACCGAATTATTTTGGCTGTTAGTTCAAGTGACAACATCAAAATTACATTAAATCAAAATATTATTTTTGTAACACGAGTTGAGCTTGACCGTTTTAAAAACGAATTGTCAGATAGTGACGGATTCCGTTTAGTTGGACAATGTAATTCGATAGAACAACTTAGAACGATTGAGCCAAAAGAAAACAATCAGCGCATCTTAGTTAAGGGATATTATGACGGCAGCAATAAAGGCGGCGGTCAGTTTGAGGCTGATTTTAACGATACGCAATCAGCTGATAACGGCGGAACGGTGATTGTAACAGCTGGCGGGAAACGATGGAAGCGAATTTATAATACATTATCACTATATGATTTTGGCTATTCTGGCGGGAATGAACTGTCAGCATTAGACAACGCTGAAAAAGCAAGTTTAGGCGAATATATTGACTGTCTAGGATTAACTATTAATACAGCAGACAAATACCCAACCAAAAACAAGTATAAAAACGGAAAATTTGTTATCGGTGGCGTTGAGGTTAATGCCCAATATAATTCGCCAAGAACAGGAATCGGACGATTTATATCAGGCTCAAAAGCGGGCGAGAAATTAAAATCAAATGAGTGGACTGGAGCCGATGTTATTGCTATCGGTGAGGGGGCAATGGCTAACATGGAAAAATGTGTTAGCAGCATCGCTCTAGGTAAACGTGCGCAAGGTACAACTTCAATCAGTCGAGATAATATCGCAATCGGTGCAGATACCTTGTATCAGGTGCAAGCTGAAACGGAATGGTATTCGCAAGACAAGCTAAGCGGAACTCGAAATGTTGCGATTGGCGGTGCGGCTGGCCGAGGGATTACAACAGGTTACGGGAACGTTGCTATTGGTCGAATCGCTGGGCAAAACTTAGGATCAGGCGAATTGAATGTCGCTGTTGGTATTGGTGCGATTGGTGGGATTGTTCCAATTGGATTTAGTGGTGATATTGAACACGGGTTTCCATCGAAGGCAAAAGAGAGCGTGGCTGTCGGTGCGAATGCTCTAAATCAATATGTCGAATCATCTAGTAGTGTGGCCATTGGAGCTTATGCGGCAGAGAAATTAAAAAAAGGGTTATATAACACTGCTATCGGATATGGTGCATTAAATGAACTTGAATCAGATGTAGCGCCTAATGGTGGATGGGTATTATGGCGAGGAAACCAATCAGGCTCATATAGCCAAGCAGGGAATGTAATTACTTTAACTTTCGATAATCTTCATGGTGCGGATGTTAATTGCATCATTGGCGTTAGACTATTGGACGGTGCAGCTAAAACACTTTTAAATGATGTAGTGCCTGCAAAGGTATTAAGTAAAACTGGCAACACCATTACGATCCAATCGTCAAAAAGCCTTAATACATCTGGACAATCAGAACTTAAATACGTTTACGGCAATAATGATACTGGTGATTTAGACACCAATCACAATACAGCGATTGGATTCTCATCATTAAGATATGCGACACGCTCAGGATTTTCTGTTGCGGTCGGCGCTCACGCTTTGAAACATGGGAAAGCAATATCAAAAACAATTGCGGTTGGCGCTAGTGCTTTTGAAAGAGGAAACCATACCAACAGCATAGGCATTGGATCGCACGCAGGGAATAAAGCTAACACAACAAACTCAATAGTGGTTGGCGTTGATGCTATGAAAACTGCAAGCGCAGTTAATAATTCAATCATTATTGGGAATGGAGTTGATGCAAGTGGCGAAGTAAGTAACAAGTTAGCCATTGGCGGTGGGCTAACTGGCGATTTAGTTTATCACCGTTATGGCATAAATATCCCTTTTAATAGTTCGCCATTGGCAAGCTTTCATGTCAGACCAAACGGCAGCAGAGGCAGCGGAAGGGTAACAGATGTAAGTGGGTTTCTTGTTGAGCATGATAGATATGCGATAGTTAAGATTGATGGTGTAATAGGTGCAGAACTTGATTTAGAGGCTCAAGGTGTTACTAAATTTGGCTTAAGATATAAGGCAGAAGAAGATGTCACAAATATTTTTGTTAATGACTCAATAAGCTGGAAGATTGGAAGTAATCACGCATGGGTTCCAAACATTGATAATAGAAATTCTTTTGGAACACATGAAAAGCGATTAAAAGAGATCTATATAAACACTCCAGACTGGAACGACAATAGCGATAAAGCCACTACAACAAAATGGGTTGATTTCAAATTAAACAGTCATTCTTACGCTAAAAGCCGCTTCCGTCACCAATACTATAAGAATCATTACAATGGTGCGGAAGTGTATGATATTCCAATGGCTGATAATGCTGTAATGCGTGTAATTATTATGTCAGTCTTAATTGACGGATATGCGAAAGTTAATTTGCCTGAATCATTTACAGGCTATTGCGCAGTGCAAGCAACAGATGTAGGAAGAGGACAGAAGGCAATAGGTGCGAATATACAAAATGGTAACGTTGTGGAAATAAACAACAGTGGAGAAACAGCGCTTAATATTTTAGCTATTGGATGGTATAGATGGTAAAAAATATGATGTTATTTAACTTAGATAAGCAAACATTTTCCCCAGATTATCTTGTTCTAGAGAAACAGGGGTGGATTGAAGTCAATCAAGATGAAATTGATGGAATTTCCGCAAGCATTACAGGCGGTGGCGAAGTATGGTTGGAAAATGGTGCTATTAAATATTCTGGAAAATCACCTAGTGAATACCATGTTTTTGACTCTAAATCGAAATCTTTTAAGGTTTCGAATGATAAGAAAACAGAGTTTGCTAAGCGTAAAAAAGAAAATCTACTTAACATTCTAGCGGATAAGGCAGACAAGATTAAAAATGACTTGCTTTCAGGCTACCCACAAACAGAGATTGAGAGCTTTTATCGTCAAGAGAAAGAGGCGTTAGCGTGGCAGGGAAATAATAAAGCCGATACGCCAATGCTTAAGCAAATTGCCAGAATTCGCAACATTCCTTTTGATGTTTTGGTGCAAAAAGTTATTGAGAAATCAGAGCAATTCGCCCTTGCAGTTGGTGTGATTATTGGGCAAAGACAGGCGTTTGAAGATCGTTTGCTTGCCACGAAAACACTAGAAGAACTCACCGCACTTGAAAAGGAAATTGAAGAATGGAAATTCCAAGCAAATTAAAACTCTACGCTTATCACAACATCATTGCCATTGACCAATTATTCAATGCCTTAACGGGCGGAGCCGCAGACGAAACATTATCAAGTCGAACCTATCGCGGGGCCATATTAGCCGAACAACCAAAAAAGCGTTGGCGTGTACTCTATCGTTTTATTAATTGGCTGTTTAGAGATAAAAACCATTGTAAAA